TAAAATGCACATAATTCACTGTTTAAGAAATGGGTGGATTGATAGACATATGATCACAAAATATGGAAGACGTATTCTAAAAACAGCGCATTAATACAAGCAACAAAACATGCAATTTGCAATCTGTTTTTCTGAATGGTTTTTCAGATCACAAAAAAAGCCATATCCCAGGCGAAAGCCAAAATTAACGAAAAGGGGAATGAACAAATGAAAAAGCAGTATGGCAAAGACGAAATCATTTCGGTCATTGATCGCAGAATCAAGGAAGAAATGCAGCGCAAAAATGAGTATATCGCCAAAAACGGCTACAAGCACATTGATGTGCTGAAAGGATTTGATGCGTCAATCGCCACATTGACATCACTTTATTCTGCGTTCTAAGAATCGCAGACGGTTTTCTGGTAGGTTATCCGAAAAAATAGCCTACTTCCAACAGCGCAAGCTGTAAATAACTTGAAAAGGGGAATTAGAAAATGTTTATTCACTTCACTTTTGTAGATGGTTCTAATCCGTATATTTGCACATCTGGAAAAAGACTGTTCCACATGATCAAAAAGTATTATCTGGAACAGACAGACAGCAGCAGCTTTAACGTATTGGGCAATGCTCAATTGCTTACTGCTGGAAAGAAACTTTCTGCATACCAGGCGAATCAAGCAATTCTTCGTGATTTTGCTGTGGAATGGCAATACAATTTCCAGAACTTTGATTTTTCCATGAGCGAATGCGCTGATTATGCTGCTTTCTTTCGTGAGTATGGCAAGAAATACGGGCTTCTGCGTGAATTTGAAGAAAACGGGATTATCTAATAGCTTTCTGCGGGGTTTGTGCTTAACAAGCCCCAGCCCAGCCGGAAACGGCAATATTACTTGAAAAGGGGAATGTTAAAATGAAAAGAAGAATTGTTGTCACGGTTCATGGTGGCCTTGTATCTGGTATCTATGTTGACGGCGAAGACGCTGTTGATGTTTCTGTGCTGGATTATGATTGTGTAGATGATCCTTATACCACAGCAGAAGAAAAGCAGATTTTCGCCAAGGTTGAAGCAGAGATTAAAGAACTAAAATGCGTATGGTAACTTTTCTGCGGTTTTCTAAAGGGTTTGTACCATAACAAGCCCTATTCCATAGGCCACAAGCCTAAATCAAAAGAAAAGGGGAATATCGAAATGAAGAATAAACACTGGATTGTCGTATGCATGAAGCAGAGCGGCAAACAATGGGCATATGTTCTGGAATGGCACGGTAACTGGAATCTTGCAAATTGCGACATTTTGTCCGATTCCAGATTGCTTTCTGCAAATATCTGCGACAGCAAAAAGGATGCATGGCGGATTGCTGATGCATGGAATGCTGAATTTCGCAAAGCTGGAATCTTTTCTTGCTAACTCTTCTGCGGTTCTTGTGGGTATCCGCTTAAAAGCCCACATCCAGGGGAAACCCAAATACATTAGAAAAGGGGAATTTATCATGGAAAATCTTTCTGGCCTTATTTTTGGATATGACAAAGAAAGCAAACGTGCATATTTTTCTGTTGACGGTTATAGTTTCTTTGTTTCTGCTGATAACATAAAGGCAGCATGGAAAGCAGCATACACTTGTTATCGAGCGGAAAAGAATCCTGTTCAATATCTGCGTATTCGATTTTGCGAAGTTTGAAAACATCAGCCAAAGCGCATAATTTACGGATTGTGCGCTTTAACGGATGCTTTCTGCATCACGATTAAAGAAAAGGGGAAGAATAATGAAAAAACGCCTTTCTGCATTCCTTTCTGCGCTTGCATCCGGCATGATCTCTGGTTTCGCACAATCGTTCACGGTATGATAGTTTCAGCTTATGCCCTTCTGCGGTGATAGGAGGGCATACACGGGGACTATCCCGAAATCTCTGATTGACAGCATGATATATATGTGATAGGATATTATTACATATATAGGGAAAGGGGGTACAGCAATGGCATACAAGCGTCCTGATGATGGCCTCAAAGCTGCGACACGGTATCTTAAGAAGTGTGATACCATCACGATCAGACCGCTCAAAGCAGACGGTGAACGCATCCGTTCTGCGGCTGAATCGTCTGGTATGAGCATGACGAAGTTTATCATGACCGCAATCGATGAGTACATCAGCAACCATTCTTCTGCGGAACAGCCAACCACAGAAGCAAGCTATGATCCGTTTGACGGATTATTTGATGAAGATGAATAATTATTCATAATACAGGAAAGGGGTATAACATGATCACAATACTTTTTATCACCTTCTGCTTCTATCTGGTAGCGGAACTAATCAAACAGGGTACGGCAGCGAAAGCCCGGAAATGGGAAGCGGCACGACAGGCCCGGATCGAGGCCGAGATGCGGCGGGATCGAGAGGAAAGGGAAAGGGTAGCCCGTGAGCAGAGGGAACAGCGTGAGGCCCTTCTGGCCCATGAGAAAGCCCTGAGAGAGATGCACCTGGCCCAGCTACGGGAAGAGAAGCAGCGGTTAAAGCTGGAAGCGGAACAAGCACGACAGGCGGCCCTTCTGCGGAAACATGAGGAACAGATTACCAAGCTGACCGCAAAGGTCGAGCAATGCGAGGAAGACATTCTGCAATGGCAGAATCAGCGAGAACAGTTGATTGATTATCAAGAGTATCTTGAACGGGAGCGGGATGCTTGCATCGGCGGCAGTAAGCAATGGCACAAATGGAATAACAAATGTCTGACCAACAACAACAAAGTCTACGGTCTGGACACCAGAATCAGAAAAGCGTTCTATGCCAAGGCCGAGGCCGAGCGGAAGATCAGCGAGGAGGCGATATAATGCAAGCCCTCACGACAGAACAGTACAAGCTGATCATCGCCACAATGAGGGAGGGGTCTGGTTCTCTGAGAGCCAACCCCCGATGCGCTGCCGTGTTGGTAGCCGAGGCGAACCTGGGAATGCGGATCGGGGACGTTCTCCGGCTGCGGCTGTCCGACATCGTGAAAGACGGGAACCGTTACCGCCTCAATATCACGGAAGAGAAGACCGGAAAGAAACGGCACTTTACCGTCCCCGATGCGATTTACACCTTCTTCTGCGACTACGCCAAGGCCAACCACATCGAACCGACCGACCTTCTGTTCCCGATCAAGGTTAGGGTAGTCCAGCGGAATCTAAAGGCCGTGTGTGACCTTCTGGGGCTGTCCAATATCTCGACCCACTCTTTCCGCAAATGGTACGCCACAGACATCTATAACGCTTCTGGGCATGATATCGTGTTGGTTCAACACCTTCTGCAACACAGCAGCCCGACCATTACACGGCGGTATATCGGCATAGAGGATGCCAAGATTGAACAGGCTATTGCTGGTCATGTGTGTCTGGTATGATGGGAGGATAGACAATGCCGACATATAGATACTATTACGGAATGCGACTCCGTGGGTTCTCCCCTGGAGCGCAGCCAAAGGGAGTTGTCGCACACTGGAGCGATCCGACAGGCAACTACTATGATATCATCGTATATAACAGACTGTTAGAGGACAGCGAATGCTTTCAGTATGATTTGGATTATATTGATTGCAGGCCGTTTAACGGTGATGATATTCATGTCTGTTTAGTTGATAATTGCATCTGATCACAACTTTTCTACAACTCTTCTACAACTTTATCACAACTAAAAGAGAGACAGAGCATTATGCCCTGTCTCTTCTGGTTTATCACCCATAAAGATGAATATAAATTGTCATACCATATGAACGGCAGTTGGCGTCTTTCCACCCGTTCAAATCCGTATAGGCTTCGAAACCTTCTTCTGTCCACCTTTTTTTGTCATACTCTTTGAACATTTCTATATATTTGTTTGGTGATTCAAAGGGTTTTGGCTTTGGTATCTCATACGCACGATTGATTCTTATAGTTCTAAAATAAAGATCATATGAGATTTCTTCCCATAATATTTTGTATGGGATATCAATTTCAAGTACGTTCATTGTCTACCATCTCCTTAAATATTGCCATCAGGACATCCACAACAATACTGTTACCAGCTTGTTTATAAAGCTGACTATTAGATACCTTCTGTGCGGCACGGTCGAAAGAATCATCATCAAATCCCATCAAACGCCAGCATTCTTTTGGAGTTAGCTTTCTGACGCGGATGTTCGATTCCACAAGCAGATTATCTTTCTGGATAGTTGACAACGTATTGCTCACTCCATCTGTTCTTGGTTCTGCGATTCTGTTCTCATTAAAACCGCAGTCAACCTCATGTGATTCGTATGCTTTTCGGATAGCCTTTCCTTTTTCGGTTCTGACCATCCTTAAAACCGCAGGTTCCATGATCTTAATCTCATTATGCCCTCCACTGTTGGCTCTAATTGTCGGGCAGGCTCCGTTCTGGTCATAGATTCTGCCATTCATCTGGTTGTAACCTTTAACGCCAGAAAGAGCGAGGTTGGCAACCTCTTTGCATTCAATGTCCATAGTTCTTCACTCCAATATCTTGGGGGGGTCTTTGTAGTCTGTGGCTCTCAACCCTTGACAGATACCTTCATCGGATAAAACCCGGACTCGATCTTGGCAAATCTTATTCGGATTCAGACTTCCAGCAACAATGATCTTGCCGTCTCCTGCAGTCCTTACCGCTTCGTTTACCTTCACGATATCCCAACAATGTTTTGAATCAAAGCTACCACGCCCACCACATCTGACAGTATTAGATACTTCCTGATCATCAAAACTTTCGTTCAGTTGCAGTTTTGTCACCTGATCATCGGACAGATAGAATCTCTCATCGACCTTCTGTTCAAGAACATCTTTTAGTCTCAGTTCCAATGGTTTCGGTTTTGGGAAATCATAATAGAAATCACCAAGCCATGATACCATAAAGCATCGTTCTCTGTTCTGCGGCACTCCATAGTTCTTTGAATTTAGTACCTGATATTTACTCTGATATCCGAGATCGTCCAGAAAGGCTATCCATTCTGCAAAGTCTTTGATGTTCTTATCCCCAATTACTTCTGGAACATTCTCCATCAGAAGTATTTGCGGAAGTTCATCCATCTCTTTTAATAACCGCTCTACTTCCCATAACAAACCTGATCGAGTGCCGCTGTCTCGACTCATACCAGCTTGTTTCCCAGCACTTGACAAGTCTGTGCATGGGAAAGAGTATGTCATGATATAGCAATATTTATCTGTATCACACACACACACATCTGCAGCATGAATCTTTGTTACATCACTGGTTTCAAAGTTCGTACCATGTACCGCATTGTATGATGCCACAGCGTATTTATCGAACTCACAGATGCGGTAATGCTCAAAGGGAATACCAAGATTCTCCAATGCTTTTGCCTGCGCTCCAATGCCAGCAAACAACTCAATCAGGCGTATTGGCTTATCTATCTTGAGGGGATTGCTCCCCTCAAAAAAACTAATCTGGCTCATATTTTTTCTTCAGCCTTTCCAGTTCTGCCTGAAGCCTTTTAATTTCCTCACGCTGGGCAATGATTCTGTTGCGTAAGTTCATAACCTCAAGTTTCTCTTTATCTGTCATTCTGCACCTCAATCATCCGGCAGCACTACATCAGCATCCTGCCACTTTGCCGCAATGCTCTCGGCAGATTGCCGTTCACCAAGAGGGCTTGTATCCCCTGACAATTCTTTCCCATCACTTTCCCGCATCGCATCGTAGGCCTTCTGGAACCAGATGGTGAGGATCGGGTTAATCATCCCTTCTACACCGCCCTGTTCATGGATGGACGCAAAGAACATCGTAATGTCATCGGCAAACTGTTTGTGGGCCGGAGTCCCGGACTTACCATTCCTCCAATTGGAAACATCTGCTTTGGTCAGCCCTACGGCAAAATACGCACTCATGTTATTCGGCATGATATTCCGTTCTGCACAGTATTGCAGATACGCCACAAACCGATTGTACAACTCCTGCACATTCTGCTTGTCACCGCATGACTGCCGCATCCGCAACAGATCGAGATGGTAGTTGATAAAAGTGTTTACCTTATCGTCCCCCATGCGACCGACCAGGTTCTCGATGACCGTTTCGTTCTTCGAGATGACATACTTCGTATCGGGTATGATAATCCCCGTTGCCTTTTGGTTGAAAGGTTTATCCCTCTTTTTCTTCTGTTCTGCAACCCACTCAGGATGCCGATGCTCATAGATCGTCTTCTTTATCACGTTCTCCGTAGTCCCCAGCTTTTCCGCAATCTCCCGGTACTTGTACCCTTCATTGCGGAGAACTTCTATTTTGTCGTAAGTAACTTTAGGAATTTGAATCACCTTCTTCCCAGTCTCGGATTGCAAAATAGGCAGAGCCAAAGCGGTATTGCGGTATATGCCCATCTTCGCAATAAATCCACCAGTCTAAACTACGATGCCCTAACCGAACACGCTTATCACAAATGGGGCATCTTTTTTGTATTGTCTGTTCATACCTTTTGTTTACTCTCCCCATGTGAATCACCTTCTTTCTGTTGGCTTCATAATTTTACAGAGGCAAGCCAAACGGATCATCTTCATCATCATCCTCAAAGAACGCACTGTAATCGACTGCGGGTTTCTGTTTCGGTTCCTCCAGCGGTTTCGGTTTCGGGGGTTCGTCCTCTTCTTTTACCTTCTGCCAGCACCGCTGCCGTCCGTAACTCCCGACCGTTCTGGGTGTTCTCCGTTCCCATCCAGGCATCTTGTTCATGATCATCCCGATGTCCTTTGACTCAACCAAGGAAGGTTCGTGCGGTCGGTCTGGATCGGATGACAGGGCCTCATGACAAATCTCTCGAACACAAGTAAACTCACCCGGATATTTCTTGTCGAGAAACTGCTCAATGGCTCCGATTCTCCAGTCATCCTGCATTGCTTCTTCTTGCCTCTTTCTGTACTCACTCTGAAGCGATTTGTTTGCATAGTTGGGCATCTTCCCAGCTTTGTATTTCTCCCTCGCTTCGGCCCAGCATTGCAGTACATAGTCCCGTATCTCGTCCTCATGGTCGAATATCTCATAACCATCGGAATGAACCTCAATTGGGTAGTACCTTCTGTTACCTGACTTGTCTGACAGAGGGTTCGAGTTGTTGCTTGTACCGATGAAGATGCACCGCCTCGGAAGGTCAACCGTGTTCTTGTCCCAGGGCTTTCTGTACTTGTCGAATGCCCGTGTGATATACGCCTTTGCTGCTTCCTGTTCCTTTGTCTTTGTCAGCGCAAGCAGTTCGCTGATCTCGCATATCCACTTGCCTTGCAACTGCTCGATAGCCGGAGTCCCTTCCATCTGGGTGACTTCACCGTAATACTCATCTGATATTGCAAGGAATCGGACAAGGGTACTCTTGCCCTCACCCTGTTTCGTACCGATGAGGATCGGAACATCGTCAAACTTTGTCCCAGGCTGGTACAACCGATGAATCCCTCCGGCGAATATCAAACGGGAAACCTCCCGGCTATACGGGGAATCCTCGACCTTCGCCCAGTCGATCAGGAACCGTTCACACCGCTCAACCCCGTCCCACTTCACACCCTCGATGATGTCAATGATCGGATTGTATTTCCGCAGTTCAAACAGCATTCTCAAGGCATCGGAGTGCTTGTCCTTCGAGTACAGTTTATAGTTCGACTCTATGTAGTTCCGGCTCTTTGCCTCGTCAGTATCCGTCCACTTTTCTATCTTTACGTTGCCGTCCTTAACAGTATGTATCTCTGCGTTTCCGCTCAATTCGTTGTATCGGATACTGTTAAAGTATTTATCGCTCGTCATCACCAGCAGAAAGTTCCCAATCGTTATAGCTGGCTTCCCTTTGCCGCCATCCTCCAGTATCGGCCTGACGGACACAGGGATCATTGTCCCTAATTCAATCTTTGTTCACCTCGGTTCTTCAACAGGGTAGCAGTCTATCTCCCACGCTACCCTGTCGATATTCTTTACCGCTTCCGACCATGCCGGAGTACCGACCCGACAGAACATCCGCTGCCGATCCAACCGACACCACTCATCCCACAGGCGATGATACCCGGCCTCCCACTCGGCCCTCCGCTCCTCTTTCTCTCTGGCGGCTTTCCTGCGCTCCTCAAGGGCCTTGTTCTCCGCAACGGTTATTTCCCTGTCCAGCGGCAGACCAAGTCTAAAGTCAGCGTTTATTCGCTTCATAGCGTCCGTTCTGTCTCGGAGGCTGAGTATCGTCTGCACAAACGAGATCACATCACCGCTTGCACCGCAGACAAAACACTTATACCCTCTGTCGGTGTAGGAGAAGTTCCGGTCTTTCCCGTTGTGAATTGGGCATGGTATCCGGTGGTATCGGGTATCAATTCCGGGAAGGTAGGTCTTCACCGCCTCATCCATCGTGACGGTTTCGTGTATCGCATCAGCGATGTCTTCCCAGCTTGCTCGATGTTCTTTCTGGTATCGGTCTGTCCAACTCACATCCAAGCCCTCCATGAAACGGATACCTGACAGCATGGCGGCATCTGCTGCACACCCATACTGACACGTTACACTCTCCACCGACCCCGTACCGCCTCACCACCGCTTCGTCACGGCATTTCCGAACGCACCCATGATAGAATTGCTTTCGGGTAATGTCGCACCGTATAGGCTTGCTTTCGGGACGATACGGGATCCTGTTGAGGCTATCACCCATCCCCATCTTTGTACATCTCCAAAAGGAACGCTACGTTGCAAGCGATATGCTCCAAGTGAAGCAGCCCGCTTTCTGGGTCTACAGAGTATGGTTCATTCCATACTGCCAGCGTGTGCCGTAATAGGGCTTCATGGTATCTTTCTGGTTCGATATTTCTCCAATTGTTTGGGTCATGGTACTTTGCTGTTCCGTACTCTCTTACCCTCGCAACCGCCCATATTATCTCTGCCGGAACGAGAGAAGGTTTTATCTTTCCGGCATCTGCTTTTGCAATGTTATCCATACAATAATTTCTCGCGGGCATAGTAATGAAGAATGCCATAGATTAGCTTTGCGCTCGTGCTTGGGTTGCAAAATATTATTGTCACGTTATATCTGACTTGCCATGAAAGCATAGACGCAACTAAGGATTTTGAAGAGAACTCGCTTCTGTAATCACCGAGGAAAATCTTTTCCCAGCTTGCATTCTCGATCAGCAAAAACATTTTGATTCCTCTTGCTTTTGCTCTCATAAATTCTCTTTCGAACCGATCTCTGTCTGAAGTTAGGTTCATACATATCTCGTCCAGATTTCCCTTGCGCTCTACCGCTATATCATGCTCAAGAGTTAATTCCCCAAGCATTGCAGAATAGTCACCCGTTTCAAGTGACCGCCTCTTGTGAGGAATGTTGTTCTTTTTGTACCATTCCTCACAATGACGATCCTGTTCTTTGGAATCGCAGATGACTACCAGCTTCGATAACTCTTCTGCAAGTTCAGATTCAGTCCACTTGCGAACCATCAGAGGTCGAAGGGAAGGTCATCTTCCAAATCCGAGTCATCCTCGGTGAACTTGGTGACCGTCTGGCGTTCCGGCTTCTGCCCCTCGAACGGGGGAAGGTTAGCCGCCTTATCTGCCGAGATGAAGTACTTGATGCTCAGATAGTCATTGTCATCGAGTACGAAGTTGGCTGCACCTTCGCACCCAATCCAGGTCGGAAACGAGAAGTTACCGTCCCCGATCTCAGGGAATGCATCGAAAAACTGCGTGGCATTGCGGTTGAAGTAATCGTTATCGACCAGCCAGTACTTGACCTTCGCCGGGGATCCGCTCGGCCTTACCGAGATGACGATCATGTTGTTGCCGCTCTTGCTGACCGCTTCTTCGACATCAACGATCACGCACCGCAGCTTGCCAGTGACTTTTGCGACCTCTTCACGCTCTTCCCGTGTATATTTGCTCCAATTTCCCATAACTTGAAACCTCCCAATTTTTAGTATAGATATCTACAAGATTTTGTTTGTCCAGATACCGCATGAAGTCTCTGATTATTTCATCCGGTTCCGGCACGATGTACCGAGGATATTTCTCCCAGAAGACATCTGTGCCGTTCGATACGCAATATTCAAACCGCCTTGCTTCTGGGACGAGATAGAGATAGAGAATGTGCTGTGCTGAGTGTAAGTATTTGTTGAGATGGTAGTTCGAGGTGAACTTGCAATCGTATACGACCCCAGCCCGGAGGTAATCGAGGATGCCGTGGACGAGGAATGTCACCCCGTCCACAGTAATCTCCCGACCGAGGTTCACCTGCTGTTGGGAGCCGTCCAGGTACTCTGCCATTGTGGTCACGCCTCGGAACCACTCATGGTCTTCCGGTATCGGGTTCCCATCGAGGACACCGTTGACGCAGTTCTCGAATTGAGTCCCCTTCAGCATCTTCGTTGTGGGCTGAATCGGTTCCCTGTTTAGAACCTTCATGAAGGTATCGTAGCCGTCCTCAAGTTTGAAAGACCAGTACCATGCATCGAGCAAACTCTTGGTAATTCGGAACTTCATTGTGCATCAGCGGCAACCCACTTGTTGTTTGCCTTGTCCCACTTCACACCGATCTCGGCAAGGCGTTTCTTAATCATCGCCATACCCTCTTTCTTTGAGGTCAGAACGTGTTCCATGCCGTTGAATGCATCGAATGCACCAGGAACGGATTCAATGCTGGTGATGCCCTCGCAGATGCGCTTGACGGCCTCCATGATCTCTTTGTATTCTTCCTGATCTTTGTTCAAAGACTTAGCTTCTTCCTCAAGATTCTGACGAACCTTGGCGAACAGCTTGGTGAGGAAGTCATTAGGCTGACCGTCTTTCAGTTCCGGCACTTGCACCAGACCAGAGATTCCGAAGCAAGCCTTGGCAGAGTACTGCTCGGTCGGGGTGAATCCGAGATACCGCTGCCCGTTGTTGATGAAGAGCCTCGCAGCCAGATCGGCACTCTGATAGACCGTATTTCGGGTACTGCCCTCGCAGACGATCTGGTAGAACGTGCCGTCATCACCGTTGCGTTCTGCGGATTCATGGAACAGGACAATCACGTTGAAGTTCCGGCGAAGGTCGGAAGTGAAGTCATTCCACAGGGTTTTGACGAACCCGAACCCTTGAAGGGAGATGCCGCCTGTGGCCTTGGCTCCACCCTTGAACTCTTTCGGATTATCGACCACATACTGCTTCATCATCTCGATGAGCGCACCGCCCGTGTCGATGACGATGGTTTCGTACTGCCCCTTGGCAGCTTCAATGTCGGCCTTGACCTCATCAAACGTGGTGCAGATGGAGGCATCCTGACGGTGCTGGGGTTTCACTCGGCACATACCGTTGTCGGCATCGATGGTCAGAACCTTGGGAGCAGACTGGGCAATGGTAGTCTTCCCGACACCGGGGCTTCCCTGGATGATGAGAGACATCTTCTTGTCCGCAAAGTTGAGTTCGTTTCCTTTTTTAATCATCGTTGTTCTCCTTTACACAACTAATTTGATATCATATTCTTCTGCGAGGACATCGGTCAGGTCTTTCAGCTTTACCCGACCTTCTTTGATCTCTTCGGACAGTTTGTCCCACTCGTCCCATGCCCGGACAATGTCATCGTTTTCGAAGCCAAACTTGTCTTTCATGACCGTCAGGAAGATTGCCATTGAAAGGTGACAGGCTTTCTCTTCTGCCTTTATCATGTCCGCTTGGCTGACAGGACGGTTTCTCGGATTAACCTTCTTACGCACTGGGATCCATCTCCGTCTTCACGAACTCGGCATCCCAAACACCGACCTTTGTGAGATTCTTCCGGGAGCAGAAGTAGGCCAGTGACATCTCATGCTCACAGTTCTCGCAGACCACCCTCGGATTGTCATCAACCGGATGGTTGTACCGGAAGACCGTACCGGGGGTCAGGGTGATATCCTCACCGCACCAGGGACACATTATGACATCCCCGTCCTCGAACCGATAATGATGGTCATTTCCGGCCCACTTAATGTGCAGATCGAGTGGTAGCCCAATCGGCAGTTTAGGGTAGTGGTTCCTGTTGTTGCTCTCGTTCATTGTTATTCTTGTCCTCCTTTAGTTCGACCGTGACATACTTGTTAACGGTCATTTTCATTTCTTCGTGTGTCCGGCCGCACCATTTGGCTACTTCTGTTGCAGTAAGATGATCAACGCCAAACCATTTCAGTTCGCTCAGAATCGAGTAGTACCGCCAGGATTCCAGCCGGATTGGGTTCTTCCCGTCCTTTCGGATGATGGCAATCAGTCGGTCGATTCTGCGCTTGGGTTTGATTTCTTTACGCTTTGCCATCATCAATCACCGTGTCAGTGATGCTGACGATGTTGCTTACGTTGATGTGCTTTTTACCGTTCTCAATATCGAATGTTACAAAGTGCGCTATGAATGCTTTCTCGACATCAAACTTATACCCGGTCGCATCATAGTCGAATCGGCTTCCATCCACGCATTTAATGCTTATCTTCCTCGACATCTTCATCCTCCTCATCAATCTCAGCATCCCTCAGACCGCATAGGTCACAGTCCCCGATGCAGAATATTCCATCGCAGAACTCCGGGGTGTAGGCGTATTTACTGACCGACATCACTCACTATCCTCTGCATCACTGTATTGCTTCCGGCCACCGCACTTTCTCCAGATAGCCATCATGTTGTCTAACCAGAGCATACTGTCCATATCTGTATCATTCCTGATGTTCAGAATGAAATATGAATCCAGATAATCACACAGAGAACTTGCTTCGCCTGCCGTTAGTTCAACCATCACTCACCCTCCCTTTTTACAAGCCCGTCAAAGAACTCTTGCATAATCTCGACAAACCAGTTTGCTGTTTCAATGCTGTTGAAAGATGCAACTTTATAGACGCAATTTTCATCCTCTATTTTCACCGCCAGCACAGGGAGCTTGTGACTGTCCCATTTCTGAACAGATACGGTCACTCCGTTATGCCGTATCCCATAGCTTTTCTCCGATACCGTAAGCATCACTCGCCCTCCTTCGGCGGCTCCGGGAGCGGCATCCAATAGTATATTATGGCATAGTTGCTGTCAGCAATCATCCATTTACCGTTGTGCATCTTGTCAACATATGCAAACCTTCCGGATTCCCAAACAAGAACCCATTGCCCGTCCTCCGGCAACCGCTCCGTCACGGGAATCCAGTGTTTGGTCTTTTCCATTTTGGAAAAAGCCTCAATCCACCTATTCAGCCGATTCGCCTCTGCAATGTGAGATTCTGCCTCTGCCATCATTTCGTGCTGGATCGTCAGAATGTGTCTGTCTTGCGCCTCTATGGCATCGGCGGCATCGTACATCAGTTTTGCATAGCCGCTGTCATACTCACTGACATTGCGTAATGCCGCTACAAGTGTTTCGTACATCGATCACACTTCCTTCCACCGACACCCATCACAGGCTCCCAGATGGCGTTGCTTGTAGTCCCCACAGCGGAGGCACAGTTCATCCCGGCATAGGTTCAACTCAGCCTTGGCATCCGCAAGAGCCATCTTTAGATCCACAATATTCTTGATCAGATTATCGACTCCCGACTCTCTGAGGCTCACGCTCTTTTCTGTGTTCATTCCTTTCCTCCATATCAAATACATCTGCCTGTTTGAACCGACCACAGGCGGCTTTGTTGGTATAGATCGTATAGTTAAAAGTGCAGAAGGGAAACCCGAAAGAATCTCGCATATAGTATCGGCAATCCTGACAATGCTTCCCTTCCCTCTCAGCAGCCGCCCGTATTGCTCTTCTCTTCGCTCGGACAGTGGCTTCTGGTGATAGCCGTTTTGGGGCAGCAGCCTTATTCTTTTCTGCTTCTATGTAAGACTTGGGATCAGCATCAAATTGCCTCATGCAACTCCAGCCACAGAAGTACAACAGTTTTTCTGTGTTTCCGCTGTTCCAGCGAATAGTCCGTTTATAGCCCCAAATCTGCAACTCCAGGATGAACCATTCTTTTCCACAGACAGGGCAAGTCCTATACGCCCCGGTTGCCGAAAAGGATTCAGCCATGCCGCCACCGCCTCGCATACCCGTCCGAGTTGATGTCCTTTACCAGCCATACCCCGTCAGGGTTCAGTTCTGCGAATTGGTAATCCAGATCACAAGGCTTGCTCTGCTCGGTATGCCATTCCCGGACAGCCGCCTTGGCAATTTCTTTGTACTCATCAAGAACCGTGTTCTTTTCAGAGTAGGCCAGATACTGTTCCGGCTCGGACAGAACCGAATGTAGATCCTTCCCTCTGGCGTCAGCCCGGTTGAATGCTGACCGAAGATATGTCATCAAATCTTCGGCAGTGTAGTGGTACTTCTCGACAAAGAGCCTAATTCCGTAAAGAGCCTTTGCACAGTCAACCGCCTCGGATTCGATGATGGACTCTTCAGATCGGGCGATTGCAGCCAGCCTCTCAGCCTCGGCCTGTTGCTCGGCAGCTTGCTGTTCCTCCCTCTCTGCCATCGCCTGTGCCGTCATCTGACTTGCCCGATATCGGATGGTCGAGTCAATCCCCCAGATGATCAGGGATACGGTCAGGGCGATCAGCATGAAGACAATCGCCCAGTTCACAAACACTGGAACCATCGGATGCCGGGATACCAGTTCCCGTTCATGCTCTGCCCTCTCATGGAGAACAGCCTGGAGGGTTTTCAGACGAGTCTCTGACGATTTGTCACTTGAAATCTCGTCAAGCCCCGTGTATAATGCAAGAGTGTTCATTGTTATACCCCTTTCCTTGCACCGCTCGAAGCTGGCTACTTCGGGCGGTTTTTATTTCTAATCTGGTACTCTTTGTTTATGATTTCGGCAACGTACTCTCCAAAGCTGTCAGCGTTCTCTACCAGATATCCGAGTACAATGTCCGTCCTATTGGCGGCTGTCTCCCAGAGGCAGTCCCGGCAGACACCGCCGACCATATCCCAAGACCCGAACCAGTCTCCGCAAACCTGACACTGGACTGGCTCGGACAACCAACCATCCCCCTTGTGGCAATTCGGGCATTCCCAACCGTAGTCATCGTAGTTCTTTTCCCAGTAGAACTCTTCTTCATCGTCCCACCAGCCGCAGTTGGAGCAGATAAGTTTCGGCATCTCACACCCGCCATTTCTTTATCAGCTTTTCATGCTCGGCAGCGTAAACAGCACCAGGTGCGCTTCTCATTTGTTCGAACAGGGCATTTTTGTCTTCTCTGTACAGTCTTTCCCGTGTCTCGGGGGACATCAGCCTGATCGCCTTATCGTTGTAGTTGAGCCGACTCTTGAAAACGAAGTCAGCCATTCTTTCCACCTCTCTCTTTTTCCTGTCGGACAATTTCCTTTTCGATTTCTTTCTGCAATTCTTCCGGCAGGTCAATCTGCCTGATCTCGGTTTCATGGGCATCATGATTGCTGACACCGAAGATGCCCCGAATAATGCCGATTAGAATAACCAGCACGATCTCAGCAACAATCGTCATCAGAACTCCAAACCAAAATGGATTAACGTACATTCTTCTGCCTCCTCTTCTCTGCTCTCGGAGGATTCCTGACCTGACCGACAGCGTATTCTCGTTCTTTCGCATCATGAATCATTTTCTTCTTTGCTTCTTTTTCGGCATCCCACTGCTTTTTCAAATCGCAATGGCAACCAGGCTGGCGGTCGGGGCAATCTCTCCGGCACGGCATACCCTTTGGAATATCGCTCATTTTCTGTCCTCCGACAAATCAAATAAGTCTTGAACCTCGACCTTGATTCGGATTCCGAGGTATCGGCACAGTGCCTCTCGAATCTGTGGGCTCCACTGATCGGAAGGTGTTGTCGGGACGATCCTCCGCAGATATCCCTCCGAAATATTTGCCGCTTCAGCAAGGTCATGCCAGGTTTTCCGCATCGTCAATTTTCGTTCCAAAATCACGGCCCGTAATTTGTCAATCGGAGGAAACCGGGGCTTGTCAAATTTACTTCTTGGCATCAAGTATCACCTTCCAAATAAGGGTTATAGATTTCTGGAAACGCTTCTGGATGTGAACCGCCAGCAGTGAACTTGAGACAGTCAGTAGTTTCTCCCTTCATGTAATAGTTCCAAGTCTTTATAATTTTGGCGGCTAATACAGTTTCAGTCATGTTTTTCTGGGGGTTATCTTTGTTCTTTACAAGCTGCTCATGCAGAACCATAATGGGATCGTTCTCAATTGTTGTATACCCACTACTCAATCGGTTCCAAAAGCACTCTGCGTCTTCTTTATTTACTCTGTCAAATTCGAGAGCTAACACGTTAACTATTCCACCAGGGACTCCAATATGAATGACAGAGTTATATACGCCATTAGTGTATCTTTCCTTTTTCATGATTTCTTCTTTGTGCTGATAGAAGTAATCATAGAAGACATAATCAGCAACATTTGAAATTTCAATGCTTCGATTAAGAATTGACTTTATCGGGAGTTTCTTTACATCGAGGAAGTAAACAACTCGAATAATTGCTGCAAGGTGAACCGAGTTCTTAAGTCCATCAATCTGTAAGTCTTCACTTAATTTTCTCGCTGGATTTCTATCCTGATAATGTTGCGCTCTGTCTGAAATACCATAAGTAACTAAATTTCTAAAAGCTGTATTAGACCTGACGCTTGCCTCAAGGCGGTGCTGACCATTCGAAAGAACATTGCTTTTTGTAAATGAAATAGTCTCTACATTGTCATCCCATTTACCATTTTCCATTGCTTCCATCAAAGTTGGAATCTGACTTTTAAGTTTTAATTTGCGGTTTCTGGTATTGTTTTCGAGAGCGGATTTTGACCTCTCCGGCGTGAACGTTACATAACCAGTGAAAACGCCGGGATGCATTGGGTCATAAAGAATGTTCCCATTATTCTCAAGCATCCAACGCTTGATAATTGTTTCGTCTATCATTGTGTTCCCCTTTCATTTTTAATACCCGACTGGGCAAGGCTCGACCAGACTTAACATAACTTGGCTTGACATGGCGTGACTTAACTTATCCCGTAACGCCTGATTCGGTTTCCATCGCAACGATCTTCTCAACCGGGATGGACAGGATTTCCGAAAGTTTCTTTGCAAGAGATATATCCATCGTTTTCTGTCTGTCACCATTCTCAATGAGAGAGTAGTAACTTTCGGTAATGCCAAGTTCAGCGGAAATCTGCTTCATCGTCAGATTCTTTGCCGTCCGGGCATCCTTCAACCACTTCCGCATTTAACCACTCCTTTCGCAAAGTTTTAGGGCTTTCAACTTTGCATTTTGCAAAGCCAAGCGTAGGATAGCACAAACATTGCAATTTGTAAAGATATTTCTTTTGGAACTTTGCGTTTTGCAATTTGTAACCATTCTGTTTCTTCTTGACATTTTGTAAAGTAAAGTGTATTATCTAAATGCTGGGGGTGAACACAATGGTCATGATTAAAGAAATCAGAAAAAGCCGAGGACTAACAGCCAAGGAACTCGGTGAACTTGTCGGTAAAGCCGAATCGACAATTAACCTCTATGAAAACGGAAAGCGTGAACCAGACTTCGAAACACTTCTCAAGATGAGCGAAGTATTAAATTGCAGTACAGATAGTCTTCTCGGAAAGAATGCCGCATTAACGAATGAAGAGGAACATCTCCTCTGGCTCTTCCGTCAGTTTTCTTCTGATCGGAAAAGTGCTGTCATAAAACTTGTGTCTACGTTCCTCGATACGGAAAAAAATAACGCCAATACAAGTAGCGTATCAGCGTAATGGGAGAACACTATGAAAGTACCAGAACCACGCCAACTCAAAAGCGGCAGTTACTTTATTCAACTTAGATTAAACGGGAAGAGCATTCCAGTCACCAGCGAAGACCCAAACGAATGCAAACGTATAGCCCAGAAAATAAAAGCCGACTATCTCGCTGGAGTAACGCCAATAAAAAAACTCCCGAAGAACATGACTCTCCGGGAGGCTATAAAACGATATATAAATGAATACAAATCGGAACTATCCCCGTCCACGGCTGACCGATACCAAGTCTACTCCAAATGCCGATTCAAGAAGTATCTCGATAAACCGCTTGGAGAGATCCCCTGGCAGAAAATGATTGATGATGAGGCGAAGGTTGCCAGCCCGAAGACAGTGTACAATGGTTGGGGCCTTGTCCGTCCGTCCCTCAAGTTTGTCGGATATCCAGTTCCGACCGTGAAACTCCCAGCCGTTCCAGTGACCGAGATTCCGTTCCTCCAGCCGGAAGAAATAAAACCGTTCTGTGCGGCTGTTAAAGGGCGGAATTATGAAATTGCCGCTCTGATTGAATTGCACGGTCTGAGACTATCCGAAATGAAGGGGCTGACATGGGATGACATTGACCTCGACAAAGGCGTAATCAACGTGCGAGGAGCATATGTCAAAGGGCCTGACGGGTACGTTGACAAGAATACCAACAAGAACAGGACATCAACCAGGCCAGTTCCCATCATGATTCCGCAACTCAAGGATGCTCTCAATGCGGTAGAAGACAAGACCGGGAGGGTGGTGACCACAAGTGGGTCTGTTCTTCTCAGGGATGTCAAGAGGGCTTGTGAGAGGGCCGGGGTGACGGAATGTACCAACCACTCTCTCAGACACAGCTTTGCCTCTTTGTGCTTTTTCTTGGATGTCCCCCTTGCCCAGATCATGCAATGGGGCGGCTGGGGTGATGACACAACCCTCAAACGGATCTACATTCATCTTGCCGCATCTGCTGAAACTGAACATCGTAAAAGGCTAACGGGATTTTTCTTATAGGCCATTTTTTATGCGTTAGCGTTAGCATTTTTCGTTAGTGTTTGACTTGTCCGCTTTGCTACTTTTGGGTAACAAATTGTGCATATAGTACACAAAACGTATGCCAAATTTGTCGAAAATACCATATGATAAATAGAAAAAAGCCCCGTAATTGGGGCTTTTCTCTGCTTTTGGTACGGCTGACGGGATTCGAATTTACAGACCATTTCTTAAACTGCCTGTTTTTACTGCCTCCCAGCGATGCCGTTAGCGTGGCGTTAGCGTTTTATTCTTTCGGCTCTTCCTTTGGCTCGTCTTCTTCGTCTACATCGCCATTGTTATACTGGGCGGTGCTGATGCAGAGGATTGCACCGAGGAAAGTGCAGATGACCGTGATGGTAGCCGGAATCTGAGCGGCATAGGGAAGTTCCCAAATCTGGGCAAGCCCGGTGTAGAGCGCACCGATGGCTGGCAGCACGATGATGGTCAGGTACTTCAGAATGTCATAGACTTTATTTGGAAGTGCTTTCATGGTTTGTTCTCCTCTCTCAACCGGGAATGTCGATGATCTGGACGATGTTCCGGGGATCGACCTTGATGTCACCCAGGGCGATACCCTCCAGCAGTTCATGCGCTGCCTGGAAGATCGTGGTTGCCGGGGTGTTGATCGGATGGTGCTTTCCGTCTTTGGTAACATACTCGAACTGAATGTTTTCGTTCATGGTTTTCACGCTCCTTATCTTGCAATTAGAAAATCTTGAATCTCGTTCATACTACTTTGGAGTTTCTCCGTACTGTTTCCATTGACTTCATGGCTCATAACCGCCATCAAAGCCCTCATGATAATACGGTTGCTCTCTTCAAGCTGGGTAATGCGCTCATGGTCATTTTTCAATTTTTCCGAGTGATCTTCGACTGTGCTTTCCAAAGTGTTCACAGGCTGCTCTCTCAGCCGCTTCTCCTCTCTTGCGTTTTTGATTGCGCTCATGATGGTATTGTATACCCCGACCAGGAGAAGAATGACTGCGACAGTTCCTACAAGCTGTTCGAAAGATAACGCTTGAATTTGCATCGGAATCACTCCTTTTCCATTGAGAGCAGTTTGCTCCACGTTGCTGAGCCAACGCAACCATCTGACGCAAGGTCAGAATCACGCTGGAACTCTTTTACGGCATCGGTGACCTCGTCATTCCATGCTCCGGCAGCGTAGTTCAGATACCCTCTGCAATACAATAGCGCACCAAGGACGGTCACTTCGGGCCAATCGGTGCAGTGGAAGTCGATTGTCCGGGGAGGCCAGAAGGTTTCTGTCTGGGTCGGGGGTGTCGGAGGTGTTGGGGGTTCCGGCGGTACGGGAGGATCTGGGCCGGGTTCCGGGTTGAGGTCGATCTGGGACTTTATCCTGTTCGCAGCTTGGAATCTGGCATCGACATTGTTCACTGCCGGACGCTCGAATCGTAGGCAGATATCTCTGACGCACTGGTACAAGTCATTGCTGGTTTTTAATTCATCCAGCAGACCGGGCGATTCACTCGGCATTTCTTTTATAGCATAATCGCATTGCAGTTCAGCATCATCGAGTGCTTTGCCTGATTGCTTCCAGAAATCGTAGTATCCTCTCTTCCGAGTCGGGAAGGTTAGCTGATACAGCCCGAATCCTTTCTTGTCATTTGAGAATCTATCTCGGTCAATTCGCCCGATTGTGACATCATAGACATACTGCTTGCTGGCGCTCCGATACGGGGAGAAGTCCCCTTGCAGCCGATTCGGTTCACAGTTGCTCTCGCAATCGAAGTTACCCAGCATACCGAGCGCACCCGCCTGGGTAAGACCATGCTTCCGCAGCCTGTTGTAAATAGTCTGGTAATAACTCATGCCTTCTCACCGCCGATCATGTCATCAATAAACTCTTCAAGTTCTTCCCTCGTTATCACGGCTCTCATCTCCTTTTTCGCTTTTATCACTTGCCCACCACAGGCAGTCATCAAATATTATGATACCAACAGCAAAAACTACTCCTGCAACTGCGCTGAGTGGGCATATCCAGATTAGATGGTAGATAAAAATCATGTATTAACATCATTGATGTCTGTACCAATTAAGTTTTGCCAAATTCCATTGACTTTACAATAGGAACTATAAACGAACGAGTCATTACTAATCATCTCAATTTTACCCATTCCCGGGTAAGATGATTCAGAATATGAACCGTCAAAAATAAATCTAAAATATTTTCCTGTGCAACCGCCACTAATAACAGCATGACCACTGAAACCGTCTACTGTAGACTCTGATAGTATGGCATCTGTAAAATCAACACCATTATTAGAATATGCTATACGAGAAACCGGATGTGTTCTGTAACTGTCATAGGTAACAAAAGAGACTTCTTGAAGAGTTTGTTGTGACTGAAACTCTACCTGTAACCAATGCGGATCACCTCCGCTACCAATCCACCAATCATTTTGTTGTTTAGAAAATGCTTTCCACGGATCGTATCCTCCCCAATTACTGTTCGCAGATACAATTACAGATAACTCTGATTGTGATCCGACAAGAGGCTGTAACAATCCACTTGTTTGTAGATAAATATCACCATTGTTTCCAATAGCTGAAGTTGGTTCCTCTTCCCCACTGAGAATTGTTGCTCCACCACCTGCGCCACCGCCTTGCGCTTTACCTGCCGCAAAGCCCAGCACAAAATCTTTAGTTTCCATACCACATCACCCTTGAATGCAGAACTGGAAGACCCACTGGCTGGTGTCGCCGTCGAAGAAGTAGAAGTTGCCTGTGTCAATTTCCGTCAGAGATGCTCCGTTTGGAATTCCCTCAGTCGGTTTGGTGTCCGTACTTTTGCAGAACACCTCGCAGGTCTGGTTTAATTCGCCGTTGAAATACTGGTACTTTTTGTTTGTAGTAATTGCCATGATTATTTATCTCCTTTCAATTCGGAATTTCAACGCAGTATGCTTTGGCGGCAGTTCCTGCGTTATCAGTACCATAAACAACTACTCCATCTGAAGTAGGTGAGCAAATTATTCTACCGACTAATGCGTCGCCTGAATCATCATATCCCGGTGTAAACGGTGCAAGCCAAATTCCGTTGGAATAAATCAATGTTTCTGTGCTCGGCGTTTCAATATAAGTAATAAAATCTGCAATTGTTTTATTCTCATAAAGAGCGGCACGCCTTCTATTACCGACTGTCTCACCTACAAAAAGAGCATATTTATGATTTGCTAAAACTGGAAATACTTGAATATAGTTAGCATTTGTAGTATTTGAAAAAAATTCTACGCCACTTCTTCCTAGATAACCATATGAAAATCCCTGATAATCAGGAGTTACAAAAGAACTGCCACCACCCCCAGAAACATTAACCGTCACGGGAGAATACCCGTCAACACCGGACGGAGCTGTGTACGTTCCATTTTGCGTAACGGACAAAGGTTCAATAGATGCCCCACCGCCGCCCCACTGGACACTTCGAGCCTCCAACTTACCGTTATTAATTGCCAGCACTTTGCCGTTGTTTGCCGGGACAATAACGCCGTCTATGGCTTCCAGTGCCGCTTCAATTTCTGCGGCAGTTAGCTGGGAATCGTAATATGTATTTGCCATGTCTCCCTCCTTATGTCAGAGGAGTTATTGTGAAAAGATTCTCTTCCGTGTCAAAAGCAATCTCTCCACGCCGAATGTACAAAATCAAACCATTGTTGTCTGTGTTCTCTGCATCATGAAGTGCTTTCAGTACACGGTCAATCTCTTTGCCGCTCATGTCTGTTTGTATTGCCATAACATCACCTCAATAGTACACAAGGATGCATCCATCCCCACCTTTTCCGCCCTTGCCGCCGCCAGAGCCGTATCCGTGGCGTCTGGCTATGGCAGTCACTTCTTTGTTGTTCGCCTGATTCGTGGCGAACTTATGGACAACAACGGTTGATGCTCCTGCACCTCCGCCACCGCCGTGGCCCCCATCACCACCACATCCATAGTCTTTCACGGTTTCTTTATCGGCAGGAATGTACGAATAGCTTGGATCAACAATCGGGTCATTGTGACGGCCGGACAACGCTCCTGTGACGGTCACATAAAGTGTGTGTGTCGGGTCACCTTCCTCCCAATCAGGGTCATAGTCTCCGGGATCATCCCAATCGCTTCCGGGGCCATCGCCGCCTGCGTCTTCAAGATCAATGGCAAAGCGGCCAACAAGAATTTCTTTTTCTTCTTCACTACCGCTCATTCCATAAAACATTATCCACGCAAGCATGGGAGCATCGTACTGTTGGGACGCGCTTCGTGAACCACTTCCAAAACTGTTCCAATATTCAAAAGTGGCAGAGACAACCCCGTAATACACCGTCTTCCCTTGATAAGTGAACTTTGATCCCGCATTATAATCCATACTCCAACCACCTGTTTCGGGGCTATACAGAGATGTTGCTACAGGAGTAAGCGAAGCATTGACAATAGATGCTCCGTCCATCCATACGGTTTTTATTAAATTTGAAGAACCTGAAATTGTCTCTAAAATGTATCTCCCATATGTATTGCCGGGTATCAAATCAGACGGGATGAAAGGAGAAACAAGATTGTATTGATCAGAAATAATAACAGCATATACATCCGTTGTATCTTCATTTGCTTCCACATACCATCCATACAACTCCGTACTGCTTGGCACTTGGATGCTCTTTCGTGCGTTCTTCCCACCTTTGGTACAGATGGCCTCGATTTTGTCGTTGGTAGAGCCGGGGACGGACGAACGCTCAATACGGAAGCTGTAATCTCCCAGCGGATAGCGTTCATCGCTTTTCAATTCTTCACTGTCTTTAGTTGCCATCTTACTCGTCCTCCGCTATATACCACTCAGTTTCCTGATCCGAAGCACCATTCATATACGGGTGAAGCAACAACCCTGTTTGTGGAGACACTCGATCTCTGCCAATTCCCACTGCCGCTCCTGCGCCATTGCCGCCGTAGGCTCTAACCTTATTAGCGGCTTCGGGAAGACCTTCGACATCGGTGAGCAGTTTCCCGGTCGAACCGCCTCTGTATACAGTCCCGTCCAAGTCGGCCACATCCTCGCCATCAGTTGTCCAGTTAAATGTTCCGTTTGTCTGAATCTGTCTCGCTCCACCTTTGCCACCACGGATACCAGCATAACCATTCACGGCAAAGAACTGGTCTGTAATTGGTTCATACACAGTCTGTGCAACACCATCCGCTGACGAGTAGTTTCCAAACGTGCTTGCTGTGCCAGCAGAACCGAGATTCGGTGAGCCAGTCCATCCGCTGTTCTCATAGGTGTTAATCATACTTTGTAGTTCATTGTCCGTGTATTCGGTATCGGGATGCTCGTTCTCCATCGCCGCTCTCAGTTCGTCCACGGTGTCTGGGATGTACCCCGTGTGCGCTCCACCTTCTCCACCCGTGCCAATAGTATAGGAATACGTTGCACTCGGATTCTGGATCACCACCGAATTAACCTTCCCCGGAGAACCACCAGCACCGCCCTCACCACCATCTCCACCTTCGGCTCCGTACCACACTGCCGTCAGGTTTGCGGTACTCTCAACCTCGGTGTGAGTAATGGCATCCTCTCCATTATGACCGGGCCAACCAGAACCGCCACCAGTTCCACCGCCGATCATGACAACCTTTATCTCGGTCACGCCATCTGGGACTGTGAACGTACCACCGTCTTCCGCAAACGTAGCTGCGTCAAGGATTATCACATTCTTATAAAGCCCTTGCTGCCCAGCCGGAGTATAGTTCGCATACAGTTCGATATCCGCTTTATTGAATGAAGATACCGTGAATGTCATGCTCGACATATACGCTTCGACTTCCTCATTGAAAGCGTTTTTGAGAAGATATATCTTCCCACACCGCTCACCGTTGTATTGGATGCCACCACGAACAACCTCAATGTGACCGCCCGGGCAATAAAATGCATAAAGTCTAAGCAAAAGGTTCTGAGAGTTGATAATATTTACCATCGTACAATCAGGAACACTAATGGTTTTATCTTCTGTACTCTCCGGGTCACCTTTTACTGTTTCTTTGGTAGAATGGAGATAAGGAACACCAGTAAGCTGACCAGCACCAGACACTATTGCACTGTTTACAGTGGCAGATACAAGCGTAAGCCCGGTTCCAGCAGTAATTGTCGATACAACCACAGGAGCATTCGAAAAGAACACTTCTTTGTTAGACACAGCTTCTGCACCAGTGTTATCAAACAATACGGTCGAATCGCCAGAGATCGGTTCAGTAAAGGTATGCTCAATTACCGAAACTTTGGTATACTGATTGGAATAGTCCATTGACCCTTCCAGATAAATGACATCATCAAAAATCTGCTTTGTGCTGCTTGGCGTTGCATATATAAATGTGAACCTCGGATTGCCGTCAATATTCTTAACGATGTTCACGCCATTCGAAAACACAAGCTGGTATAAATTCTGCCGCTTTGTCGCATACGGGAGCCAGCCAGACACGGGAAGTTCCGCAACATCATCATCAATGTCATATGGGATTACAGGATCGCCCGTACCGTGGATATCGGAGGCAAGAATGTGAGCAAGAACCGCACCGAATGTCGTACCAGTGAACAAACCGCCGACATGGTACATATTGTTCAGTACGCCGATTGCCGAAACAGTCTGAATCTGATAGGCATTCGCCCCGGTTCTTCTGACCGACTCCACATAAAACTTCCCGACCAGCGTATCGTCCTGATAGAACCAGACAGGAGTACCATAGTCCAGATTGATCAAGCCGGATGCGCTGATTGTATCGCTTACATCCACAGCGTAGATTTCACCGATTGCCGTGTCAATAATCTGCCCGTCCGAAGACCGGAAGATTTCCGCACTGATCAGGTTTGTCATGTCATCCTGGACGGTCGGAGTGAACGAATCAACGCTCAACTCCTGACCAATCAGGGACACATTCTGGACGGCTTCCGCTTCCGTAATGCGGTCATTCTCGAAATAGTAGGAGGGGCTATCCAGCGAACCGATATAGATTTTGTTTCTGATCGCCATAATCGGCCCCTCCTTTATTTTTCGATGAGCGGGAAGTTAATGTTATGCCACAACTCATCATCGCCCTCACGGTTGATACAGAACTCATAGGAATTGTTATTCGAGTACATGATCATCGTTGTGTTTCCATATGTCGGTTCATCGCTCTGAACCGAAACGTACTCCGGCATGATAAGGTTGTTCAATATCTGAATCTCCCAAAGATGAAGCGGTCTGCAAGTGATGTCGAACCGCAGTTTGGTCGCAACCCTGTCTCTCAACATGGTTCCAGCAAGGTTCCTCCCGGAATTGGGGCCATCAATGTCTGAACGTGTGACCTTGAGGCCCTGATATGCGATGAAGTCAGTGATGTCTGTTCCGTCTATCAATATCCGCATTTCATCACCTTCCCTTTACGCAAAGTTACTGATCAGGGAAACTCCCTTCTCTTTGCTGACCGCTTTCATGTCACTGTAGATCGCCCTCATGAACTCTCTGCCGTTGACATTGAGAACAACCGTCCCGTTTCCACGATTCTGGTTCTGAGAACTAAGTGCTTCCGTCATCGCCCGGTATGTTGCATTCTCAATACCATCAGTGATCATGTTGCTGTTGGCAACTGCCGTTCGTCCATTAGAGAACTTTCCAGCAATCTCACCGTGGTTCATGTAGAACGGCCCTTCTTCAACGAAGCCGCCGGAAGCAAACTTTCTTGTACCAGAAGTAATCGCCAACTTAGCAGAAGAACCATAAGAAGTAACAGAACTCATCACCGATGAAACTTTGTTTCTTCCACTCGTCACAAACGAAGATATTCTCTGACTAAGATTTGAAAACAGACTGGTAAACGTATTGCGTATACTCGATGCCAAAGACTGCACTAAAGATTTTGCCGTACTCGCTAAAGTACCCCAATTGGATTTGTACCCTTTACTCAATGCCGTCACTGCACTTGCACCAGCGTTTGAAATTAACGTAGCACCAGTAGTTTTAACCGCATCAGAAAACGATTTGGAAGTAAGGTCACCAGCATTCGTTCCAGCAGTCTTAAAACTTCCACTCATGCCAGAGAATCCGTCAACGATAGTTGTACCGCCCTTTTCTCCACTTTTTTCTAAATCGATCTTGGCATTGTCAAAGCCTTCAGACGCACCTTCTCCGGCCTCTTCACCAGCACCCGTAAACAGTTCCTTTATTTTCTTAAATCCATAGAGCGGATTCAATGCAACTGCCGGATTTGTACCAATAAAGAAATCTGCTATGCTTATAATTTTACCGACTTTACTCTCCTTGAATCCTTCCCAAAGTTTGTTGCCAGCCTCTCTACCAGCATCTTTAAGTTTAGACCCAAGATTATCAACAAAATTTTTCCTTTCATCAGGGGGCCAAACAACATCAAGGATTTCAAGAAACACTGCTTTTATCTCGCCGAAGCCCTCTTTAAAGGCTTTTTTTACATCTTCCCAAGGAATTTTCTTTACAAACTCAACGATATTGCTTGTAAGCGTATGTACAAGCCCATCCGGGAAAAGTTCCTCTTTCAGAGTAATTGCTTTCTCCCATGCAGTTTTGACCACACGGACGAACGCATTTTTGATCTCTTCTCCCTTAATGTTATCGAAGAAATCTCTTATAGCATTCGCAACAGCAATCGGGTCTAAACTGTCCAACCAATCTGCAAGTTCTTCCAATGCTCCTAACACGAAGTCACTGATATTCCTTGCGAGTTTTCCCATGCTTCCGGGATTCGTGAACGCACCATACAGAATGTCCCAGATTGCCGTCTTTAGTCTGGTTGCCAGTCTTCCAGCTTTCTTGAAGTCTATCTGATCTCCAAGACTATCAAGGAAGTTAGCAAGGCTTTTGCCAACATTTCGGAAATCTGCCGTCTTGAGGAAACTATACGCAAAGTCGATACCGCCTTGGATGCCCTTGCCAATCTTCGCACCCCAGCCCTTCCAATCGAACCCGCTCACCAGACTGTTGAACTTATCGCCAAGGAGTTTGCCGACCCTCTCGAACTCACCGCCTTTGAGCATATTCACAAGGTCTTTAATCCAACTTTTAACACTGGCTTCCTCGAACATATTTTCATAATCGGTGTACTTGTCAGGGGTTCCACCGGAGGAATTGGAAGGTTCTTCGAGTCGGTTGATCTCATCGAACCCCATCAGTTGGTTCTTCCACTCTTTCGCCGCTTTCGCACCCTTCTCGGTTTCATCAGCCCATGCGTGAGTGTAGTCTTTCGCTTTGAGATATGTACCGCTTCCGCTGATAACTGCAAAGAATTGCGTGATCGCTTCTGCTGCTCTTGTGACTATGCGAATGATCTGGATTACAATTGGCGTGATGGTAGCCAAGAGCGTGTTCCATGCCGCACCAAGCTGGTTCGACATTTTAAAATGTGCGCTCTTGAGAGAATCCATTGCATCGGCAATATACTTGGTCGCATTTCCGAAGTTCTTTGCAAAGAAGTATGCGTTATCGGAACCTTCTTTCAGCGCATCCGTAACTGCTTTGATTGCCGAACGGATTAGACGATAGAAAGCAATTCTGCTCAAGGAACTAAACAGTTTGTCTAATGGATTGAGAACGCTTTTAACGCTATCACGCATATTCTCAAACCACTTAGTAATCCCACCTACCGCAAGTTTAGCTACTCCAGAAACAACTTTCTTAACCGCATTCAATAGTTTTCCGAAAAGACTTGTTAATTTCTTTACAACAGAAATAACTCCATTGAAAACGCCTTTTAAAAACCCGCCAATAGGAGCAAATGCAGTTTTTACAGCCGATGCAGCTTTCCTTGCCGCATTTCCAATCATTTGGAACAGGTTTAAATAACCTTGCGGCCCATCATCAGATGCTGTTGATTTTGTTTTCCCAATAGCATTTAATGCTGAAGAAACTCCTTTTAAATCAACACCCGATAATTTTTGCAAAGCATCGCATAGACGCTCTATCTTAGCAATATCCTCTTCAGTTATTAGCCTCAGACCAGTTGACAAATGAAGAATGCCATTAGCAAGATTTTCAAACTGCTTTTCCGAAAACTTGATATTGGAAATCAAACTAAGAGAATTTACAAGCTGGAAAAACGTATCATTTCCAGCACCAAGCCAAGCAGTAGAGTTATCGAATACTTTAAATGCACCAGCAATATTTTCAATCTTTAAAGCAATATCGCCCTTAAGCGCAGTGTTAACTGACTTAATAGCACCAGCTAATGCTTTCATCTCTCCAGATACGCCGGAAAGATTCGTCTTTAAATGACCAATAGAATCTGCTAATGCTTGAATATCACCAGCCGCATTACTGGCGTTATGCTTTACTTCTATTTCTAAACTTTCAAGAGTGTCAGCCATGTTTACTCACCCTTTTGTTTCTTCTTCCGTTTTTGCCTACGCACCATTTCTTCCATTGCGATCTGCATCTTCTCCATCTCTTCACGCTCACGTTGCTTCTTCTCTTCCTCCGTCAACGGGAAGATATCAACAGGACGCTCAAGATAACTCTGCTTCTTAGCACCTCTGCCAGAAAACATATTTGCCATGCAGACTACAAATGCATCATACACATATAGCCCTTGCAGCCATGCCTGTTCATTCTCAATCTCACGCTTAATACGAAATGCTTTGCGATAAGCAACAACTAAAAAAGGAGGGCCATCCCAGAACTCAGTATAGGACATACCCATAGCCATGTACTGCGGACAAGCCTCCTCAAAAATCTCTGTATAAGTTTGTGGCGATTCGGTTTGCTCGTTTAAAACTTTACCGCCATCTTGCGAGGGTTTGCTTCATCCTCACTTGCGATGAGGCTCTCAAACGGAGCGGCATACAGTCTGCCGAGATACCCCAGTTCGTCCTCATTCAGACCGCCAAGGCCATCGAACAGGATCTTGTCTGTCTGCTCTCTAGTCATGTACGGATGGTGCATCTGGAACGCACCCCAGAACATGAGCGGGATCATCGTCATGCTCTGCGTATCGATCAGGTTGATATTGAACCCAGCCTGTTCCGTCTTGGACACAGACTTGCGGTTGAACTCCAGCGCATACTCTTTGCTGTTTTCCGGGTCGGTAATGACCATCGGTTTCAGACTCTCATTCTTCTTGTTAGCCATCTCGATCTCCTTTACTCATTCATGATAAGGGGCGGTATTATGCCGCCCCATTAAATCAAGCCGATACAACAGACGCAGCCGCAAAGGTATAGTCACCTTCAGGCATGATATTGGCATTGTTCTCCAGAACAGCATCAACATCCGCACCGCCGAAGCCAAGTTCGACAGGCTTACCGGGGAAGTAAAAGCTGTCAAGATCGCTGCCAGTCGGGTAGCTGAACTCGAACCACATCTGGTTGCCGCTGGTGAGTGCGTCATAAGCCGAAACGCAAGTAGACCAAGCAGTGCGGAACTCGGCGTAATCGTTAACCGTGATCGCAACGGCCCCGCCCGAATCGCCCAGGCCCTCGGTATAAGTGTGATTTTTTGTGGCCTCGAGGGTTGTGGTCTGGAGGGTATTCGGCTCGTTAAACAGGGCCGGAAGTGCTTTGCATCCGGGGATGAGCGTGTATCCAGTAGTTGGACGGGTAGCACCAGTCGCATACTTGACGAGCATTCCGGCAGTAGAGATTCCGAAAGAAACCATCGTTCATTTCTCCTTATTAAGTATTTTCCGGCATTACATCGCCGCCACCAATCTGACGGCGATATCTGCCAATAATCGTAAACTTCGACCCATCATCCGATGTGGTCTGCTGAAATCTACGATAGTAAAGATTGCTAAATGCCGCTTCAGCCAAAGCAAAGATATTATATGCCTCAGTAGCGGCGGTTCCTGATTTCGTGCTGACTACCTGTATCTCAAACACCGACTCCCACTGAACATCTTGGAAGTCTAATTGTGTGTACTGAGAAGGACGGATATTATCAATCTCATGGATGTAACAGGCCGGGAAGGTAGCTGGTTTCGGAACATATCTGCTTGTGCAGTTCGCATTCGGGAACTCGGCCTTAATCGCATTGACAACACGGGTGTACACGGCATTCCTTGAATATTTCATTTCGTACCGAACACCTCCTCGACAATACGTTTCTCGTTTTCCCGAATTGCTTTACCAGCATAGTACATTGGCATATACACATCGGTTGAAGACATCAGCTTACCTTGATAAAACCAATATCCCCACTTTGCATACTGACCAGCATTCTGCTCCGAATAAGAACCAGGATACACAGGAACGCTTGTCTGAGGCAATCCGTCACCATACATCATTCCGGCACTGTTACCAGTACCAAACTCGATGAAGTAAACATCTTCGCCCTCTGCGTATATCCTGTATCCGTTCCCACCTTCCAGTGGAAGTACCACCGCTTGAACGCCGCCATTACCAGTCTCAGAAGAATCTGCATTTGCTTTGGCATATTGTTCATTTGCCGCTTGGCATCCGATCTCAGCCAGTTTCCTGCACACCTCGTCCAGCTTTGGCTTTATCTCACGCTGATACTTTTTGAGTTCCTTTAACGCCTTATTGCACCCGGCTATTGACAACTCAATAGTGATTTTACGCACTCGGCATCGGCTCCCCGTGTGTCACATCCAGTTCCGCAAGGGCAATGACTACCTGATTGATCGTCCTCGCAACCCCTGTGCAGCGGTAATTGTGTGGGTCGGTGAGAGGATCGGCCTCGAACCAGAAGATCGTCTCCGTGTTGAACGGGGTGTCGAGGTCATCCGTGACCGCCGTCCGAGTGAAGGGATTGTCCACACCGAACAACTCGATCTCGGCCTGTCCTCGACCGCCGGAAACATTCATCCTGGCTTGAATCGGCTCACTATAGCTTACCTCTTGTTCGCCAGTGTAGTTCCCGTCATCGTCAACAACCTCGGTCACACCGTTGTACAGAGCGTACCAGATCGTCCGCTTGTTACGCTGAAGTGTTCTCAAGTGACAGCACCAACTCTCACATACGGCAGAACATTGTTGCGAATATACCCAACCATGTCTGAATAGATGAACACACGGTTCACGCTGTTTTCGTTGTGCTGTTTCTCACCCTCAGATCCGGCATGAGTATAACCAGCCACAACGGCATAGATGTGCGTTACATCCTCTGCCGCCGGAACCTCGGTCACATCGTCAGGCACACCGCCGATCAGATGATACTTCCACGCAAGAATCTCCTGTCCGGCGATCTGGATGTAAGTGTTCAGTTTTTCGTCACTGGGCATCTCACCGCCGTCAGACAACAGCGTCTTGATCACCGTCAGTTTCTCAGCGTCAGTCATTGTCAGCACTCCTCAGGATGGGGAGAGGGGAACATCCCGCTCTCCCCGTTTTAGGTTAATCAGGCAGACACAGCAGCCGGGGCATTCAGATAGATGCCGTTGGCCTTCTGGTGCTTAACCCAAGCACCATGATACTGACGGAAG